CCGCCTGCTGCCAGCAAGTTGGTTAGTGGCCTAGGGTTGCAGCCGACATAAAAATCCGTCAAATGGCCCTTCTGAGCTTTGGACAGTTTCGCATATTCTGCCTGAGAGTGAAGGCCTTCGATACCGTATTTATCCTGCTCAACCCTTAACTTCTCCACACCACTCGTTGCATTAACGACAGTGGACACCCACCCATTTGTTGCTTTAGTCACAAAATACTCATAATTATTAGCTTGTTTCTTTTTAAGAAACACTCCCTTTGAAATACAAACTGACTTGAAAGAAATCTTTTCTGGAACATCATCCACCAAAATTTCAAGATTGTAATTCTCCAAGAACACATGAAGCTTATAAATGAGACTCTTAAGTTCATTTGCATCACTCAGAATGTTGCTGGCGGGACGCGCACCTAGCAATGGCAGAATTTTCGCCCTAATTGGATTAGGATGCTGTTTAACATATTGCAGCCCCTTCGCATCGTTCCGTTTTTCATTAGAAGCCTCACGAAACCATGCGTTAAATGCTGCCCATGATTTTACAAATGGGCCAATGTAATCAGGCTCAGCTTGTTCAGCGTGGCTCTTCCAAAGGCGTGCAATCTCATGAAGATGGGTCATATGCAGATGCCTCTGTTTCCAGCGCGTGACGTTGAAGTCGCTTTGCTCCTTTCTTAGCACAATTTAAGCAGGCGTCTACACGGCTGACTGAAACGCGAGTTGTTTGGCAACCCATAGGGGCACCTTCGCGGGATGCCATTTTGCCCCCGGCCACTATCCCGAAGCTAGAGCCACTACAGCCATTGACCAAACAAACTTCTAGCTGCTAGAATAACGCCTAACAGTTAGAAGCGAAAGCCAATGCGGTTCCGAATGCCCAACGCCCTGAAGTCCACCGACCCGGTTCTTGCGTTCGTCAAGGCGTCGGCCCAGCGCAAGGCTCGGGCTGATAAGTGGCTTGCCTACTACGCAGATCGCCAGTCGGACGAGACATACCGCCTGATCGCCCGCCGGTGGTCGGAACCCGAGGCGTTCCGCATCTTCACCCTCAACGTGGTGAAGAAGATCATCAACAAGCGGGCGAACCTGTATCGGCTCGCGCCCCGCCGCAGCTTCGAGGGCTGGAGCCAGGAGGCCGGCGACGCCCTGTACCGGGCCGCCAATGCCGACGTCGTGCTGAAGCGTGCCAGCCGCCTCACCAAGCTCATGAAGACCTCGGCCCTTCAGATTGGATGGCGCGATGCCGACGCCACTCCCAGCCTCTCCGTCGTCACACCCAACATCTTGGACGTGATCTACGAAGACCCCGAATTTCCCACGCGGATGATCATCACCCGCCGGGCTCCCATCGAAGCCAATGTCACCTATACCGACTGGACGGCCGACAGCTTCACCATGCGCGATTATCGGGGTAATCCGGTGTCGCTGGCGGGCAACCCCAACGGGGTCAACCCGTACGGCCTTCTGCCCTTCGTGCCGCTGTTCGACACCTTGCCCGACGATGAGTTTTTCCTGCCCGGCGGCGATGACCTGATCGAGGCGCAGGAGGCGATCAACGTCGCCCTGTCCAACCTCTGGCGGGCCGTCGAGTTGCAGGCCCACGGGCAGGCTTGGGCAACCGGCGTTCCCGCTGGTGAAGCGCTGAACGTCGGCCCCGACCGTGCCATCACCCTGCCCGATGGCGGCATGTTCGGCTACGCCTCACCGAACGCGCCTATTTCGGACATCCTCGAAGCCGTTCAGTTCGCCATGCGCCAGATTGCCGCCACCAACGACCTGTCGGCCGACGTGTTCGACCTCGACCGCAACAGCGAGTCGGGAGCCGCCAAGCATGTTGAGCAGATAGACCTTCGCGAAGCCCGTCAGGACGATATCGCCCTGTGGCGGACCTACGAGTCGCGGCTTTGGGACGTGCTGAAGATCGTCGTCAACACCCATGCGCCCGGCACCATCCCCGCCAAGGCCACCATGCGGGTCGATTTCGCCGAAATGCAGGACAGCCTCTCGGAGACGGAACGCCTGACCAACGCTCGCACCAAGGTTGACCTGTCGGTTTGGTCGCCGGTGGACGTGCTCATGGCCGAGAACCCCGACATTTATGCCACCCGCGCCGACGCCTTCGCCGAGCTGGTCAGCCGCAAGGCCGAAACCGATCAGCTCATCCCAGCGCCCCAGCTCGCCGCCATCGCAGGAACCACGCCATGACCACCGCCAATGACAACACCACCACGGCTATCGAAGATGCCACCACCAGCGCGGCGACCGAACTTGCCACGCTGAAGGCCGACCTCGCCAACCTCGGCGAAAGCGTCGCCCACATGGCGGGGCTGATCGTCGCCGACGTTCCCGAGCGCTTCAAGACGCTGATCCCCGAAGGCCTGTCGCCCGCAGCACAGGCGGCATGGTGCATCAAGGCCCGGCAGGCGGGGTTCTTTGGTCCCGTGGCCGTGCCGCAAGCCGACCATCACCCCGAAGACCCCGGATTTCAACAGTCTGCCGCCCCATGAACGCATCAAGGCCGGCTATCGCAAGTAAAAGGATCAAAAAATGGCTCTTACCATTCAACAGTGGCAGTCGCTGAACCCGCAGCCCCTGGCCTCTGGCATCGTCGAAGTGTTCGCCCGCTCCAACCCGGTGTTGGAGATGCTGCCCTTCATCAACATCGCCGGCTCGGCCTATCGCTACAACGTCGAAGAGACGTTGCCCGGTGTGGCCTTCCGCGACTTCAACGCCGGTTACGCCGAGTCCACCGGCGTCGTCAATCCGATGATCGAAACGTTGACCCTCCTCGGCGGCGACAGCGATTTCGACAAGGCGCAGATCGCTATGCAGGTTGGCGACAACGACGTTCGGGCCTAGATGGACGCCATGAAGGCCAAGTCGCTGTCCCTGACGTGGCTCAAGACCTTTCTCCACGGCGACACCACCGTTGACCCGCTGTCGTTCGACGGCTTGCAGCGGCGCATCACCGGCGACCAGCTCATCACGCCCGGCACCAATGGCGGAGACCTGACCCTCGCCCTGGTGGATGAGATGATTGACGCCTGCCGCGACGTGCCCGACCTGTTGTTGATGAACAAGCCGATGCGCCGCACGGTCAACGCGCTCATTCGCTCGTCGGGCCATGCGCTGGAGTTCGTCACCAATCAGTTCGGCCGGCAGGTCCAGTATTACCAGGGCATTCCCATCGGCGTTGTCGATAAGAACCCGGTGGACGGCGAGATCATGCCCTTTACCGAAGTGATGGGGACGAACACCAGCACCTGTTCGATTTACGCCTTGTGCTTTGGCCCAGGCAATGTGCAGGGCCTCCAGACCGCGCCGATGGATGTTCGCGACCTTGGCGAGTTGGAGGTGAAGCCGGCTTTCCGTACCCGGATTGAGTGGTATTCGACCTTCACCATCAAGCACGGCCGCGCTGCCGCCCGCCTCGCCGGCATCAACCAGCCGACCTAAACCAACAACCCAGGCCGTGAGGGTGCCCCGACATGCGGGGCGAAGCCACGGTGCGGATTGGTCGGGAAGTGCCGCGCAACAAAACCCCGACAGCCGGCGGCTGGCTCACCTAAAGCCAGCGCGGCCGGCATCCTCTTTCCCTGGAATGCCAAAATGACACTCACGCTCGCAACCGACACCTTCATCATGCCCGCCGACGCCGATAGCTATCTGAGCGGACGGCTCAACGCCATCGAATGGGCCAATGCCACCGATGACCAGAAGGAGGCAGCTCTGCGCATGGCGACAGCGACGCTGAACAGACAGCGCTATGTCGGGCGCATCGCCAGCCTGACCCAGCCGCTTGCTTGGCCTCGCATCGGTCATGCGGTCATCGACGCCGGGCGCCAGTTCGATGACTTCTGGCAGGCCGACGCTTTCAGTCAGTACGCCAGCTCGCCGCTGATCGGCGCCGGTGTCGTTGACCAGGAAGGCAGAATCATCCCGTCCAATGTCATCCCGGCAGCCATCGCCAATGCGACGGCCGAACTGGCACTGTTCCTGCTGCGCTATGACATCACCGACGAACGGGTTCGCCGCATGGTGTTCTCCGTCCGCTCCGAAAAGGTTGGCGATGCCGCCGCGACCTTCGACAGCGCCGGCAGCAATGAGAACAGCTTGCCCGCCATCGTCCGCGACATGATCGCCCCCTTCCTGACCAGCGGCCTTGGATGCAGCGCCCGCCTAGTGGTGTAGAGCGGGAGGCGGCTAACGGCAGGAAAATGACTTCGCCAAGCCTTCCACCCCGCTCCACCCCACGCGAACCAACCGAATGCCATGAACCCCAGCCAGCCGGGCGATTTTGACGGAAAAGGGCGAAAACCATGACGAAACAGGCTCAGAGACAGGCCGAAAACCTCCCGGCAATACAGGCCGACTTCGATCTTGTCCTTGCTGGCGAGCGTATTGACGGCCGAACAGTCATGGCACGCCATTTCCGGCAGACAGCGGGCGACTTGGTTAGCCAACTCGGCAATATCGTCAGCCCATCCGAGAAGATGATGCTACGCCACGCGGCAACACTGTCCATCCTCTGCGAAATGGACGTGAAGAAGCTCATTGAGGGTGAAGAAATCGACCACGAGAACTACCGACGCAACGTTCAGGCCCTCCGGTCTTCTCTGATCGGCCTCGGGTTGGCGAAGAAGAGCCGCGACATCACCAAGGGAGACGCCGGCCGGTTGTTCGACGCCCATACGGCTGCGATCTTGGACGCCGATTGAGCCCATACCGAAAACCCCTCTGAAATCGCGTCTCTCCACCCCAGCATTTCCGCGCCTTTCCCGGTGTCGCTGGAGCCATACGTTAATCATATGATTTCCGTATAAATCCGAATGGGTTTTCCGCATGTTGACACCGGCGCGGCATCGCCTAAGATGTCCATACAGAGATCTTATGATGACGTTAGGAGTGGATTACGATGCCGAAGTCGGTAAAGGAAGTGGCGAGCGAATTGAACGACATGCTCAGACTCAAGGGAGAGCCCGTCATGACGCTTACGTGGCCGGAATTCTATGGTTTGAGCCAGATGGAGCGCTTCAAAGAGCCAAGGCCTCAGCAGATCAAAGACGAAGCGAAGGGGCAATGGCACCTCATCGTTGAATATGGACAGAACGTGGTCGTGGTCTGTCACGACCGAAATTTTTCTCCCAAGCCGTAATGGGCCGCCCTATGAAGCGCGTTGCCGTCTACCTCCGGGTTTCGACCGACAGCCAGACTACGGACAACCAGCGTCGCGAGTTGGAGGCCGTTGCTGAGCGTTCTGGCTGGCAGGTAGTGCAGGTGTTCGAGGATGCTGGCGTGAGCGGTGCCAAGGGGCGCGACAAGCGCCCTGGCTTCGATGCCCTGTGCAAGGCTGCCACCCGCCGACAGTTCGATATGGTGATGGCTTGGAGCGTTGACCGGCTCGGCCGCAGCCTTCAGGATTTGGTGGGGTTCATGAGCGAGCTGAACTCCGTGGGTGTTGACCTGTACCTACATCAGCAGGCCGTCGATACCTCAACACCTTCGGGCCGCGCGATGTTCCAGATGTGCGGCGTGTTTGCCGAGTTCGAGCGCGGAATGATCAGCGAGCGCGTCAACGCCGGCCTGAGCCGGGCCAAGGCCGAGGGCAAGGTGTTGGGGCGCCCGAAGTCCAGTGGCGATGTTGAGGGCCGTATCCGCGAGTTGCGCGACAGCGGCAACGGCATGGGCAAGGTGAAGATCGCCAAGACCTTGGGCATTGGCGTGTCAGTCGTTCAGCGCGTCCTTGCCGCCTGACACAAACTAGCATCTAGCCTCAACAAGGCGCCTTCGGGCGCCATTTTCATGCTTACGCGCATAAAGCCCGCCAGAGAGTCACTGGCGGGCTTTTGTTCGTCTGCGCTTAAGGTGGTGCGGGCACATGGCCTTCGTCTGCCGGTGACTCTCTGGCGAGTCGCGAGAGGCATTGCCAATGCGAAAGTCTTCCGATGACCGGCGGCAGTGGGGCGGGTGGAGTTGGAATGCCTCGACCAAGCCACCCCACCCCCTTGTGAGGAAGGCGCCAACGCACAGCGCGGCACCCTCCCCGAAATTTGACGACGCTCACCCTTAATACATGCTTGGCGTAACGCTCTTGATCTTCTTTGCCGGCTCGCCGAGTTCACGGGCTTCCCGCTCAATCCCCTGCCGGGCGATGATCTTGGCGACGAACTCGCTGCCGTCGCGCAAGTCGCCAGGATCAATGTGGACGATTACAACGGTTCCATCCTCGAACTCGACATGGCAGCATTCGGGATACTGGCGACACTTGCTCATGCTGCCATCTC